ATCATTAACGCCTTGAGGCCCTGCAATTAATGCAAGGCCCCCTAGGTCGTTGTGTGTGATTGTGGGTTAGAATTGCGCGATTAATAAGGCCGCAATAAAAACCAAAGCGATTGCCTCAAGTCCCGTCATGGTGAAACCTCAAGATAATTGATTAACCAAGGCACCCACCATTGAACGGTCAAGGCCGCGTAGGTCGAACCAAAGATAATGGTCAACCCAGCAAGGTTATTGAGAAACTCACGCATTGGGCTGGGCCTTACCGCCTACACCCTGAGCAATCTTTGCAAGTAACCCAAGGTCTGGACCGTTTGACTTTGCAGGGGCCTCTTGTTTCTTAACGGGCTTTGATTGCACGTTGGATGCCTCAAGTTTCTTTTCGGCGGCTTTCTCGGCTTTCTTAACCTTAGCTTTTGCAGCGGCCTCTTTCTTTGCGGCCTTGCGTGTCGCTGCAATCTCTGCGGCCTCTTTATCCTCTTGGGCTTTCTTGAGGGCTTGGACTGCCTTACGTTCGGCCGCAAGAATGTCAATCACTGCCCTATGTAGCTTGGCGTCTACGGCTTCCCTTTGGGCGTCTGTAAAGTCTTTGTTGTCTTTGGACTGATAAGCCCTGATTTCCTGCATGAGTGGATTATCAGATTTCTTTGGGTTAACTACTGCACGAACAGCGGCCATATCAGGGGCCTTGTGGATGGGGCCTTCGACCTCTTCATATTTCTTAATGTAAGAACGATAGGTGCTTAGTTTGCCCTTGGGCCATGCGCCGTTGCCTGTCTTTTTCTTGATGCCTGAGAGGTCTGGTGCGCCCGTCTCTTTATCTGCCAAATGGTCAAAGTCCAAAAGGAAAGCTAGATGATTAAAGATATCAGGGGCCTTTAGCTCTGTGACTTTGGATATCTTGCGTACTTGATTAAAGAGTGTTGTAGATACGTCTTTGAGGCCAGCGGTCTCGGACTTAATGCCACTCTCGATATTTATGATATTTTGGCAGGTCGCTTGAACGTCACCAAAGGTAGCGTTGAGGGCTTGGCTGTTGTGGAGGCGTTGGGCTTCTGCGGTTGTTGCAGTTTTGGAGGTCATGATAATAGTTCCTTTTGTTAACTTGGGTTAAGCCGTGGGTCATCTAGTGCAACCCCTTGGCCTGTACAGATTACCAAAGTGGACTAAAGAAGTCTAAGGTTTATTATGGAAAAGCAGAAAAAAAATTGATGGGATTAAAAAGGGAAAGGGCAGGAAATTAACTGAGTTAACTTTAGGATTTCAGGGGCAAGCCAGCGACAAACCAATAAAATTAACTGAGTTAACTTTTAATAACCATTGATGCCTTGAGCGTTAGACTATTGAACTAATCCAACACAATAAAACCAATAGTATACAATGGATTGCGGCAAACCTTGGGGCATTGCGGCCCTGCGTTGTGTCGAAACAAGCCCATAGGCAAGGCCAAGCGATACCCACGGCCCCCCACCAGCCCCCTTGTTGTGACACACAGGGGCAAAGGGGTACGGGGGACATGCGCGTGAGAGATACGTAGAAGTACCCTTTCGGATTTTTCTGCGGAAACTTTAGGCTCCCCCAGTATATACCAGAGTGTATCCTGTACCTTTACGCATTGGACCCTAAAGAAACAGACACACATTGACCTACTGCATAGGCATCTTTGTGGGGCTTACTGATTTCCAGTATTTCTAGGAAGGTCTTTTTGGCTACCTCACACTCCTTTAGGGTTCTAAAGGCATTATTGGGTGCTTGGACACTAAAGAGGTCCTGATGTGTAAGGACCATAACTATAACATAGACTAACATACTATAATTCCCTTTCATCAGTACCTCTATGGATTTCTATGGGTGACTATAGGGGTCTATAAGGTTCCTATGGGTGACTATAGGAAACTATAGGTATCTCTATAGGTTTATATCTATATGGTTTGTGTCTATAGGTTACTATAGGTTACCATAGATATATATATTCACCCCCGAAGATGTCCATTAATTGACAACCTAGTGGACAGTGAACCACTGGGATGCTTCTGGGGCCTGTTGTTTCTTGAGTAACGAACCCGTTGAGAACCTTTCGAGGGTGTCCATAAGCAACTCTTCTTTTCTGTCGTGCATCGCTTTGTCGGCTGAAGCTGCCATTTGTTCTGTCCAGTAGGATACCGCCATGCTTAGGGCATCCAATCGGTCATCGTGGGCCAATGCGCCTCTGAGGTTTGTTATGCGGGTCATTTGGTGAAACAGGCAGTATTTAGGTGCTTTCTCTTGGGAGTACCCTTGGACACTCTGCCAATCTCTCTCAATCACCTTGGGGTCTATGATTAGCCTGTGTTGGTTCATTACGGGTTCTAGGGTATCTATAATCCTGTGTTCCTTTTGTTTGGAATGTCGGACTTCCCCTATGGTTACATCGTGGACTTTATACAGGACCGGCTTGAAGAGTTCTGTGAACATCCCATCCCCAAAGTTACTCTCAACAATTATTTCGTTAACCTTGTTTCTTTTGGCTACCACAGCGAGGGCTTGCAGGGCTTCATTGGAGTAGCCCCCTTTGACGCCTCCTGCATCCGTTACGAACAACTGACCAGACAACATCTTTACGACTGCATAGGCTGTCTCGTCGGCCCCTCGACCAGAGGGGTCCACAGCCATGACGGACCCTGTGTAATCTAGGTAGCTACCTACGGTGTCACTGGGGCCATAATACTTGTCACCAGCAAGCCCTAGGTTTGGGAGTTCTTTTATTTCGTATTGTGGGTTTCTTCCCCAGATAATTTTTTCGGCAGCTTTGTCGTTATCAAGGGGCATCACTATGAGGTCTGAGAGCTTCAGGGGATACCTGTCTCCATCTGACAGGCTAGTGTCCAACATGAACTGTAGGCTGAACCCAGAGCGTCCATAGGATAGCTCTCGTTCCAACAGGTCTTCATCGGTAAATCGCTTAGGGTCCGTGGGAAGCCCTGTGAGGCCCTCAGTGTCTCTGTCAAGTAGGTCACCCACCAAAGGGGCCAACCTGCCACTGTAGCGGCTTCTCACGGCCTCTGAGGGATATCTAGCGGGCCAGATACGGGCGTCATAGCCACGACTAGGGAGTTCTTCGTAGAGAGACATTTCGGTTTGTGGGGTTCCTAGGTAGATTATGCGACCATCGGGTTTCAATACCGCATCAAATTCCTTAACGGCTTCCGCTAGTTTTTCCCTCATCATTTGGGTTGCTGAGTTGTTGGGAATTTCGATATCGTCGGCTACTATTATGTCGGCTCTGGACCCCGATAGCTGACCAGTTATACCCACAGACTTAACACTAGGGCTATGGCTAGGTCCCGCTGGACCCACATCAAAGGATATCTTTGAGTTCCTTTGTTCGTCCCTAGGCCGAAGGTGTTGCAGTACGGGCATGTCATTAATGAGCCGCTGGGTAAATGTACTGAAGTCATCGCTTCGGTTTTTAGAGGCACTAACAACCAAGACCTTTATTTCGGGGTCTAGCAGTAGTTGGTGGACCACAAAGGCACTGGTAATGTAGGATTTCCCTACGCCCCTGAAGGCTTCTATGACTTCCCGTCTAGGGCCATTCTGTAGGTACTCAGCGATATCGTATTGTATGGGGGTTGGTTGTGGGAGGTTTAGGTGTTTCCAAACCATATACAGGAAGTTCCTGAAGTCAGTGAGCTTTGATGAGTTGGATTTCTTCGTCTTCGTCAAAAGGAAGTTCCTCAAATAATTGCGCTAGGTACGAACCATCGGTAGGAATAGCCTCAATACCGTTGTCCTTTAGGAACCTAACGGCTACTCCAAGGTCTGATGGTTTAGCTTCACCACTGCGTACTCGGTCCAGTAGTTCTTCAGCCAAGGCCCCATGAAGGTCGTTAAGAACCTCTGATACTTTTCTAGTCATCTTTGTTTCTTTCTGTTTTCACTTCGGGGCATAATGCGGAGATTTGAGGGTCGGTTATCGTTGGTGTTAAAGTTCCTGTGGTCAACATCCTTACCATCGCCTTTCCTAGCGCGACCCATGGCTACCATGTATCGCCTAGCGGAGTTACGCCCTGCCCTACGTTTTATCTGTGAGGGTTTCCCGTGATACTGCTCGTATTCTTTCTTGTAGTCTCTTGTTCTCATTAGCTATTTTCCTGCGTATCTCTTGGGCTTGCCTTGCAATGGTTTGTGCCTGACGTTCTATCTCTAGGCGTTGCTTGGCTACACCATCAGTTTTTGGAAACTGCACCACTGTCATTTCTTAAAGCCCTTGAGAGTACGAAAACCAAAGGACGCCGCTATGGACGCATACATTCCCCATTGGACCCAGCTTGGGCAGTTCTCAAGATTCTCAAAGCCGATTGCCATGTATTCCTGTAGGGAAGGCACAAAGTTAGCCGCTAGGATTAGCACGAAAACTATTGTCCAAAGTTCGTCTTTCCACGAATCCTTAGACGCCTCTATAGCCGACTGTTCCCAATCGGTTTCGCTTGTGGCTTTCTTGAGGGCTATTTCTGCGTTTGCCTTTTGGATAGCGGTCTTACCGTCTATGTAACTACTAGCAAGACCACTGATTGCGGATACTATGGGACCAATCATACTTCTTTATGGCCCACTGCGAAATACGCACCTACCAAAGCCGAAAGAGCAAGGTACTGTGCCATAAGGATACTCTCAGCCGCCGCCATTCTCGCTGGGTCATATACGGTTGCAGCGGTGCAAAACAGCATCATTACCATAGCACCCCAACACATATGCCTACGGTTTGCTTGGTACACCTTCATGTCTAGGTGTTGTCGTTCTTCAAGTGTCATTGGATTACCTCTGTTATTTCATTGCCCACAGGACAAAGCCAATTATACCAACAACCATAATGCCTAAAATCACAGACGCGCCCACGGTTGCCGCTGCTTCTACTTCTTCCCTACGGGCTTCTGCTTCCCGTCTTTCTCTGGCTTTGCGGTGTTTTTCCGCAAGTGCTTGTTCTCTTTGGAGTTTAAGTATGTCTTGCCACACGTTATATCCGAAGCGGCCTATGATTAACTCTTGGGCCTCTGCAATCGCCTCTTTTGCCATTTCTCTTTCAAGGATAATTTGAGTAGCCGATTGGCCTGTACGTTTTGCTTCTTGCTCTTGTTTTTTAAGTTGATGCGCTCCTGTAAATAGCCCATCAATATCTTTTGTTAATGCTGAAATATCTTTAGCGGTCTTTGCAGCGGCTCTAAAACTTTCAATGCTCTTAACGACAAGTGCTGCACCAGCTATAAGTTCCGCAACCATCTTCCTACTGCCCTTCAAAAAGTTAACTCAGTTAATTATTTTGCGGCTACCATTAGGTCGATTGCTCCCCTGATTGCCTCTAAGTTTGCATCAATACGTGCCATTGTTACCGCTTGGTGATGTGCGGTAGATTCCATAGCTCCCATGCGGCTTGTCACTGCGGTAATGTCGTGTCGGTTGCTTTCAACATCTTTGACTAACCCACTTACAGCCCACACGATTGCGGCCCCCTGTCCCGCCAAGGCTAGGACAACGGTTAACCCGTTCCATTCATTTAGTTTCATCTTTAGTAAACCACCGTTTCTTCAGGATTAACCATCTTGGGTACACAGTACGCGAGACCAAAATGTTTTTGGGTTTGTAGGGTTCCATAGCGACGAACCGCCTCTCTAGCGTAGTAGAGACACGCTTCAATTTTATGGAAGTGCATGGGGGGTTCTATAAGGTTTCCCCCCACGTACAGCATGAGGGCAAACACATGTGTCATGTTGTTAGCTTGGTGGAGCCGGAAAGGTCACGTTTGGAAAACCATCCTGCGATGGCAAGTCTCTGAGAGCCTGTCTGTAAGTGAGCCACTCGTCTGTGATGCGGTCAGCTAATGCCATGCTGTCAGACGCCGCTAAGAGTTCATCACGTTCTGCGCGTACTTGCTCTGCTGTGAGCGTTAGCGTTGGCCTTGTTTCTTGAAAGTCAGGCCAGTTTGACATATCTTCATTATCTTCAAATGTTGCGCCATCGCCCGTAGTTTTATTGTACCAAGTTTTAGACATGATAAAT